CATTCATTACCTCCGCTGCGACATGCGCAAGTGTCAAATTGGGCCCAAGGGGCTCTCCCGGAGGAGAAGACGATCAACACGGTAGCTGTGGACAGCTGTTGTGCTGAAAGGTCTCCACTGCGGTTAGAACCGACGCTGGTGTCGTTAGGTTCGGCGGGTGCACTCCCCGTTCCAATCCACCAATCAATACCTGGGGCAGTTGGTACAAACTCCAATGGACCCCAGAATTGTATGCTCGAGGATCCTAATAAGGTTTTCGGCAACTTGACAGAATCTTTAAATGTGCGTTGGCAGCCTAAGCTGACGACGATTGTTGAAGAACTTTGTGATCTGGTTGAAGATACACCCAGTTTGGATGGGTGGACTGATGAACAATTGGAATCTTTTGCGTTTGAGGCCACGCCGCGACGATTGAGTCGCGAAAATGGTCTCGCGCCGTTAATGTATTGTTCATTTTGTCAAGATAAAGGGTGTTATTTTTGTATAGATTTATTGTATGATAGCGAGCGTTATTTGCAAAAACAATTACGTAAGCCTCATGTAAGGCATGTTGTGCTGGCTGCTATACGTCATGGATTTGAAAGTGAATTTCCTGATGAAGTGCCGGCGCCCCCCCCCAGCCCTAGATTGGTTGGGGTGGAGTTAAATCCCGGACCGCGCGAGGAGAGGTTGCGCAAGATGAACCGGGAAGAAAAACGGTCGGCCGCGATTGCCAGGTCTGAAAAGAAAGAACTGGAATCCAAATTAGCGGCAGCTGATGCTAAAGAACAAAAGTATCAGGAGGAAAGAATGGAGCAAGGCGAAGTGGTGTCTGGGCGTGAGGTTAAAGTACCAGAACGGCCACAACGTGAGATGTTGGACACCTGTGAAATGCCGCGTTACTTCGAATATAGTGAGATTTCTCTGACCGTGCGCAGTGTTGTAAGCTGTCTATGCGTCATGTGTGCTTTATTGTGGGTCAATTATTATGCAGTGGTCCACACGGCCAATTGTTCGCAAGGGTTTGCTGACCTGCGGGCCTGGGTGGATCGCTATTACTCATATTGGATGGGTGAAGCTTTCTTCGGTGCAGGCGTAGTTTCCTGTAGACATACCGTCGTTTATCCGTTGAAGTGGCTCTCAGGGGTCATTTTTGTTCTATTGTCTATTCAGATTTATTGTAGTATAACAGTACAATATTATTTTTGGAGGTTTATTGCTTTTGAATCTGTTAAAGGAAATGTTCTGTCGCAGTCCCAGATGGGTATGAAAGCGTCCCAATTAGATCGGGATGTGGTAGCATTTTATAATGTGTATTCTTATAATAATTTTTATAGATGCGACAGAGATGTGAGGGTGTCCTGTTGGAATTTCTTTGAAGGGTGTAGGAATGCTGCACCTGTGAAGGAGGAATTAGCGATACATCATTCTAGATTATTGCTAAACAATGGGATACTGCAGCCCGCTGGGGATCCAGACATCAACGCTAATACGTCGACGTTAATATTCCAGTGGGTTGCCATGAGGGAGAAACAATTACAGGGTTTTCTCCTTGGCCAGGCGCAATTTATTCGAGGGGCAACAGCTGCTCACCTACTGCTTTACGGTTGGTGCGTTTTGGGTATTTCGTACGAGATTTCCCTAAATTGCTTAATACCGTTCTTGAAGTTAGGTGTGACTTCGCTGTATTTGTTCGCACCTTTTCAACTTATAGAGGTCGCACTCCAGTTAGTGTATCTCTTGGGTGCCATGTGCCTGGCTGTGCCCTTCCTTATCCTGACCCTTATGAACTGTGGGGTAATATCACAGGCGCAGCTAAACGGATTGGTTGCGCAACTCCTAAGCTTGATAAGCAATATCTCCGAGGTTTTCGTGGTTATGTTCGTCGTTTCCTGCGTTCGTATTTGGACCCTCTCCCGCCCAATACAGATTTATCTTTTGACAATTGGACGCGACATACGACTTATTCTCAAGCTAGAATCATCCAGATACGAACTGCATGTGAGCGCGCCCATTGGCGTCTCAGGAGAAAGAAGCGTGTAGTGAATGGGTTTGTGAAGCGCGAAGATTATGAAGAACCGAAGTTTCCACGAGGAATACGCGCGCCCACGGATGATGTAAAAGGCATAATAGGACCATTGATAAAACAAATTGAGAATTCTGTTTATGCGTTACCACAGTTTATAAAACATGTACCAGTGAATGAACGACCAGCGTATATTATGAAATTGAATAAGCCTGGTTTTGAAATAATTGCAACTGATTATAGTAGTTTTGAATCACTGTTTAGGGCCGAGATTATGAAGGCTGCTGAAATTGAACTGTATCAATACATGTGTAAGAATTTGCCCAAAGTGGCGCTGAATGAATTTTGCGCCATGTTGACAGGAAAGAATAAGGTTTCCACATTAGGCAAAGGACGGCGAGCTAAATTGAAAATTGTAGTTGAAGCTTGTCGTATGTCAGGAGAAATGACAACTTCGTTAGGAAATGGGTTTACTAATTTAATGGTGGCCCTGTATTTGTGCTCACGAGTCGGACACACCTTGGACAATGGTGGTGTCGACGGAGTTGTTGAAGGCGACGATGGTTTGTTTGTTATTAGAAACAATGCACCGACCAAAGAGGATTTTGCGAAACTGAATTTTATCATTAAGATCGAAAAACCATCTTGCTTAAATGAGGCATCCTTTTGCAAGATGGTGTTCGACCCTATTGATAAATCCAACGTAACAGATCCCGCCCGTATCTTAGCTAAGATTGGGTGGACGGACTCTGCAGCAATGTGGGGAAACAGTAAGACGCTGAAGCAGTTACTGCGAGCTAAGGGTTTATCCTTATTCTGCGAACTGCCTAGGTGTCCGATTGTTAATGCATTGGCTCGATATGTGGTGAGAATCACAGAAGGTTCTCGGTACAGGCAGCACGAACGTGCTTGGAAACGGTATGACTTGAGTAAAGTCGTTGTCTCCGATGAAGTGCCTGGGTGCAATCGGGTTTTAGTAGCAAATAAATACGGCATCACAGTGCCGGTGCAATTGCAAATCGAGAAATGGCTCGATAGTTTGCAGATTGTTCACGAGTTAGATCATCCCATGATTATGAACTTAATGAAACCAGCTTGGAAGGCGAGTTGGAAGTTTATGGTTAAGGCGGGTGAGAAAACTCGACTGTGAAGGGGGTTCATCTATTAAGCGCCCAAAACGGTGCGTAAGCTCAATAATTCCGTGCTAATCAAAATGCCGAGAGACTGCACGGGCGCCGGCGGTTTATCGCCGTTAGATGGATGTACAGTCCCATTGATGTTTATGGTATCCCCTACAAAACAAAATGCCTAAGAAAGGTAAAAGAAGTAAGAAGAAAAAGAGTTTCGCCAGGCCGCGAGGTCGGCTGGTGATGCGCCGCAACGGTGGTTATATTACAGATGCTTGGAATGGTTTCAAGAATTGGTCCAGAGGCGCTGGAAAACCGTTCATGGATTTGGGCACAGATCTAGCAGGTAGATTGTGGCCCGGTTCAGATTATTTATTGAAAGGATTGCGAACGATCATGGGCACTGGAGCTTATGACATGTCGGGTTCGCCTAGTCTATTAGCGTCCCCAGTTCCGGACATGCACTCAGCGCAAGATGCTGGTGTGCGCATTTGCCACAAAGAGTTTGTGGCCAATGTATACAGTTCAACCACATTTTCTGTGAATACGTATTCGATTAATCCTGGTGATTCTACCACATTTCCGTGGTTGGCTTCACAGGCGCGTGGTTATCAGAAATATGAGTTTAAAGGGTTAGCCTTTTGTTATAAGAAATTGTCGGCTAATGCGTTGAATTCCACGAATACAGCTCTAGGTGAAGTTATTGGTGCTACAGAATATAGTATGCACACGCCTTCACCAACTGATAAGCAATATGTGTTGAATCTGTGTGGAGCCAGAGCTGCTGCACCTTCAGAAAGTAATGTTTACCCTGTTGAATGTAATGCCCGAGACCGCATAACGAAAAATTTATTAGTGCGGTCTGGTTCTACGGATGGTGATTTGCAACTGTTTGATGCTGGTAAATTCTACATAGCAACGGACGGTAGTCAAGCATCGGCCAAAGTTGGTGAACTATATGTCTGTTATGATATTATTATGCGTCAGCCAGTTCTGCCGCCGGCGATGGGTGGAGAATTTTCATTTACGGACGCAATAGATTACAAGGATTCAGAACCCTTGGGAACTCAGGCAGTGGTTGAAGGTACCCTGGCAGCGACATTTTCAAAAACGGCCATTACGATTCCAGCAGGTCTAAATGTTCCTGTCAGTTTGTGTGTTACTTGGCACGGTGCTGGCATTGTCAGCACCACGTTGCCTTCGGTCACGTTGACAAATTGTACTAAGTTGAGTTTGTTTGACGGTGGTCAACCTGAGTTTTATGGTCCGGTTAATGGTGCTTCTTCTGCACGGTTGGCTTATATGACGGTAGTATCACCAACGGTGACTAGTTTGCCAGTTGTTGTGACATTCGGCACCGGTGGTTCGTTGCCCAGTAGTGGATTGCACTGTTCGGTAACCATGATAGCTTTGGGCATCAATGCGCTTTCGTTCTTGTCATTTGCTCAAGCGAAAGTTAACATGATTCGATCGATGTGTGAGGATGTTTCCACGCGTCTCCAACACCAAATGGATTCTGATTTGTGCCATACCTTTGCAGTGGACGAAGAAAAGACGGTTGTTGTAAAACGGCGTTAACTTAACTCTGTTCTTCTTGACCTAACTATGTGTCCGGGTCGTTAATAATTGTAAAGACACTTCGTGAAGAGAACGAAAGAGACTCTCCGCGTTCCCGAGGCGGTTATCTTGGGGATTTCAGTTTGGG